CTGCGGACGATCAATTCCAAGCAACTGGCGAATCATTCCATTCAGGCCCATAACTGGAGTTACGCCCATGTTTTGGAACGAAGCAAATTGGTCTACTGATCCGCGTTGGCGATACAAGGCGCCACCGTACATCTGGGTTCCTAAGAAGACATCTTGCGAAGGGACAGTTGTAAGGGAGTCCACATACCCTGCTTCCATTCTTCGGCGCCACGCGAACTGCGACGAAGCTGCGGCGCACACTGTTAGAAAGGCGGCGTCAGCTGCGGTTGCTGTACCAATGCCGATCCAGTCCTCAAGGTTGGCTGCTGTGACCCAAGTGCAAACTTGATTGATTGTGAGAGTGCCAGAAGCGGCAGTGCGCGCGACATCATCGGCGGTCTTTGCGACGAGCACCTGGTTAGCGATTGGAATGTTTGGATCGTAAAGAAGATCGCCTTCGCTATCAATGCCGACATAGAGGTATTGCGGTAATGCGCGGACTGTGTAGGTTCCGTTGAAGGTTGCATCTACCCCGGCAAGGACGACACTTGCGCCGAGTTCAATTTCTGCATCGGTGAGAAGTTGAACTACGGCGTAGTTGTCTATGAGGTATTTATGCGTGATGCTGTAAACAGCCATGAGCGGTAGCCCCGCTCTCGACTAAGCCTGTGTGATCTTGCGGATCATTCCACCGATTGCAGCAAAGGTTGATACATATCCGTGGAAGGACATTGTGCGACCCAAAGTTGCTGGGACTTCAACGCTCATCAAGCCGCGAATGGACTCGTAGAACTCAAAGGCGTCGCCTTGACCTTGACCGACTCGGGTGATGATCATGGTCTTTGCAGCGAAGTTGCTGTCTACTACAAGTTGGAGACCCATTGGGGTTCCGTTCCATGATCCTGCGCTTGATGCTCCAAGTGCGTTTTGACCTGTAAGTCCTGCGCCGATGAATGGAAAAAGCGGACGCTTGCTTGAATCTACAAGCTGACCGAGTTGAGCCCAAACATCAACCGAGACAAACATGTGTGTCGGCATCCAGTTACGGTTTGCCGAAACATCATTCGCTGCGTCGTAAACACTCTTGAGCAAGTCTTCTGGAGTTCCGTCCCAAACGCCGCTCGAGTTTGCTGCTGCAAGCAAGTTGTCTGCAGCCAAGTTGTCCGATGCGATCATGTATTCGCCCATTAAGTCGTTGAGGATTAATTGCATCGCTGGGCCAGAAGTAAAGTCAATGTCCTGAATTGAGAGGGTAACTTGGCCAGCCAAAGTTGTCTTGCTGACCGAGTTTGAGGCAATGACCATTGTTGTCGCTGATGCGGCAGACAATTCGCTTGACTGTGTTGCGACGCTTGTGTGTGTAGTGATTGTTGGACGAATAAAAGTTTTTGATTGTCCGCCGTCTGGATACGCGCGAGCGCCGAGTGCTTCTACCGTAGGTCTGACAAAATTTAGATCCTGTACGAGCGGAAGCAAGACGGGAATTGGGAGCAAGCCGGGCGTGTCAGTGGTGAGCACATCGCCTGCAGCTGCTTGGAGTGCGGTGCGCTGTGATGCGCTGTATTCCGCTACGGCTTTGTTCATGTTGGAAAATGTGTCTCCGCCAATGTGGTAGGCGGCCATAAAATCGCCTGCGCTTGGCAACTTAAATTCACGCTTTGCTTGTGCTGGAATTGGTGCAGTTGGAATGGTTGCTTCGACTGCTGGGACTGTTGGCTCGGACATGGTTTCGTTCTCCTGTGTAGGTTCTGTTTCTATGTTACTTATTTCTTCGTCTTCGTGGTGGATACTCGCTGCGATGTCTGTGATGATCGCTCCAGCAAATGCAGGAACTGGCACCATAGACAACTCAATCCAGTCGGCTGCTAGGACTGTGATTGATCCGTCTTTGTTTGCTCGAGTTTTAGTTGGGTTTACTCCAACCGATACCGAGTCCAAGACGCCGTCAAGGGCAAGCTGCAAAGCGTCGTCGCCTTGTGCGGTCTTGCTGATCTTGGCGGTAAACATCATGCCTTCTTCGTCGTCGTATCTGGCCGTGACAATGCCAATGGCGCTCTCGCTCGAATGATTGAGGAATAGGCGTGGTGCTTTGCCGTCTACTGGCAGGCTTCCGCGCTCAAAGATGACTTCTGTGCCGTCGGAGACCGTCGCCGCGACGCCGTAGGGGACTGCGATTCCTGTGATAGTTCTAGTTGGTGTGCCGTCGCTGGCGGCTGCGTCAATGCTGACGCTTTGAGCTGTAAGTCTTATCATTAATTTGCAATCTCCTCTTGAGTATCTTCTTGTACTGGACTTTCCATTTTGTCTGCTAAGTAGTTTTCTTCTAAATACGATTCGTAGTCAAAGGCAACAAAGGTTCCGTTAGGCAAAACATTATTCATTGACAATGTTTCTGCTATTGCATCTGCGTACAGCTTCACGCCAAAAAATAGCAAGTCCATGCGCGCTTGCTGCGATGACTGATATGAATACGATCCTGTAGATACGCCGATCAGGTATGGCGGAACATTGCCAATACGGCCGCCAGTTTCTAACGCGCTGTAATTGGCAGACTCGATGAGAAGCATCTTGTCTGGACTCATTGTTGTAGGTTCGTATGTGAGGAATTCGTTAAGAGCCGCAGTCTGATTAGTTGCTCGAGCAGTGTTAAACGCTGCAGCTAGATCAGCCAATTCTTGCGCGCTTAAAGGCTCGCCGCCAGTCTGACGAAGCACCCCGGCAGGAATGGAGCTGCTCGCGTTTCTTGCCCTCGCGTCTTGAATCTTGATCGCTGTTTCAATAGCGGCTTGTGATGAATAGACCATGCCTTGAGTTGGCGACAAAAATTGCACAAGGTTCGCAGGGTCTATTTGTCCGCCTTGAAAATAAACTTCTTTAGAAGGTGCAAACCACACTGGGCCAGCCATGTCGGTTGTCGTAACGGAGCCTGCAGGAAGTCGAGTAAAGGTTGCTGGGTATCCGTCAGCGGTGCGCGAAGTGATGTACCAAAAAGCGCGACCGTAAAAGTACAAGTCGTCAAAAGTCCATGACATTAAAAAGTTGTAGGGAACGGTTTGGTCTGGGCGACGCAGCCAAGATCGGGGGGCGATATAGACGCGCTCCATTTCTTCGCCGTTCCACATTTCGTTATACATCTGTAATGGCATGCAGCCAATTACTGACGCAAGTAGATCGCGTGCGCGTGAGATTGCAGGGATTGAAATTGCTGCCGCGCGAAGTTGGCCTTCTCGATAGGTGTAATACTGACCGATCATATTTGCGCCCGCATTGCTTGAGTTGTAGCCCGGGTTCATTGCTCCAGCTGCAGCGGCTTTGGGAGGCGCGGGACTGATAGCAGCCTTGTTTACTTTGCGATCAAAGATTCCCATAGCACAAGATTACACACTGCGCTTGGATTGTGGTGGCACTCGCCCAGTCAGTTGCGGTATCCCGACGACAGGCAAGCAAGCGGACGAGTGCCAAGAAGATGTTACTGATTGACAGTGACCAGCATCGGCTTCTGGGAATTGCCCGGTCGTGCAGCTGCCGCCGCTCCCCAGATCATCGTGCGACACAACTCGATCGGGCCAGCCGACTTCTGCGACGAGACCGCTATTGAGCCTTGAGTCCTTACCATGACCGCGCGACAGACATGCTCTGCAAGCATCGCTTCGCCAGTGTGAACTAAGCGTCCTTCGTTAATCATGTTTCTTACTATGGGGGTGTATTGCAATATTTCTTTGTAGCCCATTACGACGCGCCGACGCTCAAAGATCGGTGGGCAGTGTGCATCAATAGTCGGAGAGAAGATGAACTTGATCGCAGGATCAGCCGCCGCCAATGCTCCGACATGAGCCCAAAGTTCTTTAGCAGTTTCCGCAGTAAAGGCGACCGAGACACAAGTACGACCGTCACCGAGCGCGACAGACTTTGTTGCAAAATATCTGGACTCATCCATAGACGCTTCTACCGAGATCACGCCGCCGCTAGGGATCGGGCCGTTGTAAAGAAGGTCGGGCCAGAGGTGGGTCTGAATCCAGGACTGGGTACTGGCAATCCATAAATTTAAACTGCTTCTTAAAAAATTTGAGCGGTCAGGATCTTGTGATTCGGCGCGCAAAGTGTCCATCGTCAGAGTGTGTCCGAGTGCCGGGTTTCCCCACGACCACGACGATTCTTGCATCGGATCAACTGTGGGCGGTGGCGACCATTCCGCAAAGTAGAAGTTGGAAGGGTTGTTTGTGTCAATAAGTCGGAGCGCGTTCTCTCGATGTCTGATAAATAATGCGCTGCTCTCGGTGCCAGCTGTGCTGAAGAGCGCCAAGTGAGGAGACCTGCGGACGCGCTGGGTTGGGATCAAGCCTGCCATTGTGATCTCCGAAATATCAAAGATCTCATCCGCGCAAATTAGATCTACTGACATTCCGTGACCGATTGATGGGTTCGCCGCGCGCACATACCACCGCGATCCGTCTGGCATTGTTGCCGAATTACGACCAAAAGACTTCATAATCTTGGCGCCGTAACGGTCTTCAAGAATTGGTGCAATCTCATCAAAGAGCAGACAGGCAAGTGAAAGAGTGTGAGCTGTAGATAAGACGGTCTGTTTTGTGCCTCGAATCTTTGGCATCTCAATTAACCAAAATAGGATCAAGCATTGAATCAAGAGTGTCTTCCCATTTTGTCGAGCCACAGAACAAAGAGAAGATCTGTGCACAAGATCATCTTGTCCGTCTGGAGCATGGGTGAATCCCAGTGCGCGCTCAAGGTAATGCATCTGCCAAGGCATGAGATCTACATGAAGCAGCTCTTTAGCCATGTCCCCCACAAGGCCAGCCCACGATCCGTCACAGTCCGGAACGATCGTTTCCAGTCTCGGCTGGTCGTGGCTGATCACCGCTAGTTCAGGCTGATCTTGACTAGTTGGGAGAGATACATGGA